CGCCGACGAGACCGGCGGAGCCATCACCGACGCGGTGATCGGGACCGCCGCCCTCCCGGCTGCGGACGACGACGACAAGTTGTTCGTCTACGAGATCGACTGCAAGAAGTTGGCGAACCGCTTCCTGAAGGTGAACATCATCGGTCACGGATCGAACGCCGCGACCTTCGGGATCTCCGGCTTCAAGTCTCGGAAGACCGAGTCCCCGGCGGAGACCGCTGCGGGCAAGGGCTGCGAGGCCGTCGTCCGAATCTGATCTCTTTCTTTCAAGGGGGCCGTCGTCTTCGGGCGGCGGCTCCCTCGCCCTTATGGAGGATCACCGATGGCCGTCGGCACTCACGCTCTCACCTCGCTCGCGAACTTGAAGGCGTACCTCTCGATCAGCGGAACGGCCGACGACGCGATCCTCGAGCGGTGTATCGACCGGGCGACAGCCATCATCGAGAGCCACTGCGACCGGAAACTGAAGAGCCGCACCTTTCACGAGTTCCTGATGCCGGAAGGCGATCGGACCGTGAAGACCGAGGAGTTCCCGATCGTCTCGATCGACACGATCGCCTTCGGATCCCAGACCTCGTTCAGCATCTCGAGCGACACGGCTTCGACGGATGTCCTCGCGACCGTCGGCTTCGACGGCCTGACCCTTCGCCTCCACAAGGTCGAGAGCGACGGGACCACCACGACCAGCACGCTCGCGGTGACGACCTACGCGACGACCTCCGCCCTTGTGAACCAGATCAACTCCGGCGTCTCTGGCTGGTCCGCGACGCTGACGAAGAACGCCTACGCTCGAAGCCTCTACCGCTTCGGTGGTCGAGGCGTGATCGACGCCGAGGCCCTGCTCGAGTTCCCCCGCGACAACGTCTCCGAGTATCGCGTGGACTTCGAGACCGGACGGATCCACATCACCGCCGACCGCTTCCCAGGCGTACGGGCTGACGACGCCGCCGCGAATCGATTCCCGGCTGGCTTCTTCCCGGTGTTCGTTCAGTACACCGCCGGGTTCGAGACCGTGCCGGACGACCTTGAGCAGGTCACGCTCGAGATCGCCGGGGATATCTTCCGCGAGCGGCTTCAGGATCGGACGCTTCAGGCCGAGAGCCTCGGGGACTACAACTACACTCAGGCGGCGATCGCCGACCTTCTGGCCGAGCGCGTCGCGAAGTTGGACCACTACCGGGAGATCCGATGACGGTCCGTAGCCTGATCACGAGGTACGGGAAGACGCTCACGATCCAGACGAAGGCGACTGGATCCGTGGACAGTTCCGGCGGTCGGATCGAGTCGTGGTCTACCTCGACCGAGGCGACCGGCTTCGTCCAGGTCAGGTCTAACTCTGACGACGTGGCGGGCGGAGCGGAGCGAGCGACGAGGCGAGCGACGATCTACTTCAACGGGAAGCCATCGATCACCGTGAAGGATCGGATCGCCTACGACTCGACGACGTGGGAGGTCTCGTCGGTTCGCATACCGCAGGAGCGAACGACGTCCGACGCTCTATGCTTCACGGTCGTCGAGGTCGTGGAGGTGTTCGGATGAAGGCGAAGATCCGCGAGAACTTCGACCCGGATGTCGTCGCGAAGATATTCGCGGAGGAGATCACCAGGGCATTGAATCTTTCTGCTGAGGCGGTCGCGGGAGGAGCGGCTGGCGGCGAGGCCGTCGGCATTCGGAGCGTATTCAAGCACGACTCGAAGGGAAGCGGAAAGCCATCGCCGAAGGGAACACCGCCCGGAGTTCTGACGGGGACGCTCCGCCGCTCGTTCCGTACACGACCTGCAAGCATGGTCGGGGATACGCTTCGAGTAGCGGCTGGGACCAATGTCTCCTACGCAGAGCGTCACGAATTCGGAATAGGTACGCCGAAGCGTCCATTTATGAATCAAGGAATCAGTTCAGCGACGCCGTACATCGATCGGATCTTCGCGGCAATGGGTCCGAGGATTAAGATCAGATGCAAGAACGAAGCGGGGCCGGTGAAATGAGCGTAGACATCACTCGAGCCTTCTACTCGGCGATCACTGCGAACGTCGGCGACACCGGGACGAACCCGGTGAAGACCTCGGTCGGGAGCCGGATCTTCGCCCTCGAGGCTCCGGCCTCTTCGGCTCTTCCGCTTCTCGTCTTCAGCGTCTCAGGATCCACCGCGTCGAACTACTTCGACGGGGCCTCGATGGTTCAGGCCACGGTTCAGGTGTCGATCTTCGGGAAGACCGAGGCCGGGGTCGATGCGCTCTCTCTCGTCGAGGCTCAGGTCTACGCCTTGATCCACGACGAGACCGTGACCGGCCTCCCGAACCTGGACCGGGCGACGATCCGCTCTTCGTCTCGAGGGACGCCAACCCTTGAGGGCGAATATCTCCGGGTCGATTCGACTTTCATCATCGAGGGGACCGACTCCTCGGCCACCTCTTAGGAGATCACGTCATGACCATGCTGATCGGATCGGATGGATCCGCCACGTTCCCCGACGGATACGGGGCCAAGTTGAACACCTTCTCGACGACGCTCACGCGAACGACTCAGGTCGTGACCGGCTTCGGCGATACCTCGCAGCGTCGCCGAGCCTCTGGAGTTCTCGACATCACCGGATCCGCCGGTGGGACTCCGATCAAGGATGAAGCGAACGCCTCACCCCTCGGAATCACTGGCGAAGGTGTAAGCGGCACCGGAGCCGAATCGGTCGCCCTCGTCCTGAAGTTCGCGGGATCGACCGACTGCACGCTCGGCTTCGACGCCGTGGTGAACTCGGTCGCTCTGGCGGTCACTCAGGACGGCGCGCAGACCGTCACGTTCAACTTCGAGATGGACGACGCGAACGGCCCGGATGTCGCGTGGGATGAGTCGGCGTGATCGGATCACCGGCGGCACTGATGGCGAACGGGATCATCCGCCCGTCCTCGAGGGTCTGGCGAGTTCGCCTGATCTTCACCGATGGAGCGGAGCGGGTGATCTGTATCTCGCCCGGTCGGATCGACGAGGGTGAAGCCGTCAAGCGGGCGAAGCGTCACGCGGGCATCTTCGACTCGTCGATCCTTGACCGGGTCGAGGCGGAGCAGGTACAAAGGGACCTCCAGGCCACGCCCTTCGGCATGGTCACGAAATAAAGGAGACCCGATGCAGCCTATCCCCGTCACCATCGCCGACGAGACCGTTCTCGTTCCTCGGCTTCGCGTTCAGCAGATCATCGAACTCTCGACTCACCGCCACGAGCGAGACCGTCTGGATCTCATCAAGGACCTCGAGGACTCAGGAGCATCGACCGAGGAACGGCTCGAGATGCTGCGGGATCATCGGAATCAGGCGGGGCTCTCGTCGATCATTGTCCGGTCCGCATTCACGGTAGACGGGGCCTACTCGGTCATCGAGGCCGCGATGGGTGGCGAGTTCCCGGCGTCCTTTTCATCCTTGGAGCCGACACTGATGTCGAAGATCGCTCTCCAGTGTCTAGGCGTGGACGTGGATGAAATCGAGAAGAGCAGCAAGGCCGAGGGGAGGGCCGAGGGAAAGGGATCGGAGACCATCGACGGAAGTGGGTCCGCGACGGCTATCTCCTCTTGAAGTTCATTCCAGGTATCGGGGACCCTCTTCAACTTCCGATCGACGAGTTCAACGAGTATCTCTCGATCATCTTGGACCATCAGAGAGAGCAAGCCGCGCCGGGCGGCCACGCTCCGACGGATCACCGCTCCCACGTCGAGCAGCAGATGAGGAAGATCCATGGCGTCTGAATTCAACCTCGAAGTCGAGATCGTCGCCCGGATGGAGAAGTTCGAGGGCCAACTGAAACGGCTCGAGGGTAGCATCGGGAAGACTCAGTCGAAGGTCGGCGACATCGCCTCCGAGCAAAAGGGGATGGGGAAACTCGTCAAGTCGGCGGGGAAGGCGGCGGCGGCATTCGCAGCGATCGAAATCGGTGCGAAGGCGTTCAGTAGTATCGGCCAGGGTCTACTCGGGATCATGGACTCGTTCGCCGGAGAGACGGAGGACGCGGCGGCTCACTTCGAGGGCGCGCTGAATGCAGCGAAACAACTTCCGTTCGGTATCGGCGGAGCGATCGACGCGATCTTCACGCTTTCCCTCGCGATAGCCGGGATCGACGAACAACTTCGCGACCTCGCAGAGATGGAGCAAGAGGCTCTCAAGTTCGACCAGGCGAGGAAGAACGCCGCCCTCCAGTCGAAGAGCATGCGGGAGACGTTTCACGCCACACTTCGACAAGTCAAGATCTTACAGACGGCGGGCATGGCCGAGAAGGCCCGAGTGACAATCCAACAGGATCTCGCCGACAAGGTGAAGAAGGTCGAGAAACAGGTCAAAGAGGCGACGAAGAACGTCGGCGTCTTCATCGGCGGAGTCTTGGCGATGTCTGAAGGCATGGCCGAGACGATAAGGCGAAACGGACAAGCGACGATCGACCAACTCGAGAAGGAGGCGGCGATTCGGATCCGCATCGCGAAGGAGATTGAGGAACAAGTTAGGAACGAGGAGCGGACCGCAGTGATCCGGCAGAATCAAGCCGATCTCCTCAGCCTTCAAGATCAGATGGCACGCGAGCAACTGCGGAACGACGTCGAGGGTCTGGCCGTACTTGATCAGACAATACGACGACGAGAGATCGAGAGGAACTTCGCGCAGCAGATCGAGAGAGCAGAGAAGGACGGGAAGGATCACGTCGTCCGGGCTCTGGAGAACGCCAAGCGGCTGAAACTGATCCAACTCGAGCAACTTGAACTCGTCGAGGATCGAGCGAGGGCCGAGGACAAGGCCGCGAAGGCCGCAGAAGAAGCGGCGAAGATCGCCCAGAAGCATGCGGAAGATGAAAAGAAGAGGCGAGAGGAGCAGATGATTAGTCAAGATGAGTTCATGAAGTCGAGAGTTCAAGCGGAGGAGGAGATCGCGAACGCGCGCGATGAGGCTCAGAAGTCGGTCCAGGGAGCGACCGCTTCGTTCTCGACGGCTGGCGGTTCGTTCACGACGGCGGTCAATGCTCAGGTGAACGAGGCGAAGATCCTTCAGAAGATCAGCGAGCAGTCGAGGGACTTCCTCGCGCAGATCGTCCAGAACACCGCCGCCATGATGGGCGGACAGGCAGGAGGGTTCGCCTGATGCCGGAGATCATCGAGAAACTCGAGTCGAGGAGCCTTCAGTCCAGCGGCGGACGAGGCACGGGGTCGCGTTCGTTCTTCGCGAGTGGCTACGCCGATCCGGCTCTCGTCTTCAAGGCTTTTGGGACGACGGTCGGGAGCCTCGCCGTACCCTCGAAGGGTTCTTCCTATCCGTCGATCCCCGGCCTCATCGCGAAGGACTTCACGATCACTCCGGTCGGCGGTCAGTCCGACCTCTTCGAGATCGTCTGGTCCTATGAGATGCTCTCGACGGAGTTCCTCGCGGCTCCGGAAGTGGACCCGCCCGAGACGCTTCCGAACGAGGTGAACTATGTCGAACTCTCGAGCGAGATCCGGACCGAGTTCCAGTTGGCTTGGAGGAACGAGCCGCGAGCCCAGGGATCACTTCCCGATCCTGATGTTGACATCGGAGGCGATCCAATTGACGCCGGAGGCAACCCGACGAGCATCATGAGACGGCGTCAGGAACTGGTCCTGACGGAGACCGTGACCTCGGTCGATTTCGGGAAGATCGCGTCGCTCACGTTCAAGCGGAACTCGGCCCCGTTCCTCGGCGCGAAGATCGGACGAGTCCTCTATCGTGGAGCGAGCGTCCGACGTACCGGGGTGGCTGTCTTCTCGATCGCCCACTCGTTCGTGGACGATGAATACTTCCACTTGGAGCAGCAGCCACTCATCGACCAGAACGGGATCCCCATCGATAAGGACAACGACGGACACGCGGACGAGGTCTACTTCATCCAGCCGTTCCGCCAGACCGCCGACTTCACCACCCTCAGCCAGAACATCGCGAACTTCTAGGAGACCAGATGGCCGACGAGATCACCATGAGCGGGAACCTCACCATATCGGCGACGAACTTCCGCGAGCAGTTCAGCCCCGGAACCATCTCGATCGACCTCGCGTCGAACAAGGGAGACGGCGGCGTCCAGGAGATCAGCCACTCCGGCTCGGCGGCTCAGGGCGAGGCCCTCGGCGTGACCGATGTGACCGTCGGCGGGGTCTGCTTCTTCCGCAATCTGGACGAGACCAACTTCGTCGAGATCGGCTTCCAGGTCTCCTCGACCTTTCATCCGTTCCTGAAACTGCTCCCCGGCGAGTTCTCGATGGGCCGGATCGGAAACGCCGCGCCCTTCGCTCGAGCCGATACGGCGAACGTGAACCTCCAGTATCGGATACTCAGCCCGTGACCGACCTCCCGCGATTCTACGAGGGCAACGTCGGGAAACTCGACTTCAGCCACATGAACGAGATGATGAAGCGGCTCGACCTGCTTCTTCCTCTGGTTCAGAACGCGGCGGGCGGCGGAGGCTGGACCGGAAAGGAGAGGCCGACCGTCTTCCCGGTGTACGCCGAGCGGTCCTCCTTCCAGACCTCGGAGGGGTTCTACAAATACCGATGGTGGGAGATCACGGTCACCGAGAACGTGATGGCGTGGAAGGACGAGAACATAGCCGACGAGGGCGACACTCAACTCCGGATCGGCGTCGCGGACGAAGGCGAGGGCGGCGACTTCGGTCTCCTCCCTTTCAACCCTCGAGAGACGGAGCCGAACACCGACGTCTTCGTCGAGGGGTTCGCGATCGCCGTCCTCGTCCGATCGGCGAACGCTCAGGCGCAGGTCGGCGGGATCCGTTGCGTCCTCTTCCCTCTGGCTCTCCCGACTGCTCCGGGAGTGGGATACGTTCGGCTCGATGGCGATCCCGTCGTGGCGACGATGTCGGTCGGGGGGGTAGATCGCATGGTCCACGAGTATCCGGCGACGTTTCTCCAGGCTGAGTCGGGTCCCGAGGGCGAGGCCGGACTGATCGAGAAGGCGAGCGACGTGATCGCCGTGGACCTGAACGCGCTCAGAACGAACGAGCCGTCGATCTCTGGATCCGATACGACGCTCGTCCCTCGAGCCTACGACGCCGGGACGATCTTCCAAGCCACGAAGGTCGGAGACGATCGCTTCGCCTTCACTCATCTCATCCGATTCGACGTGGTCTGCACATGAACCGATACTCGCCCGGCTATCTCATCACCACCGACTCCGAGGTCTACCGATGCGTCGGCCAGCGGATGGTCGTGGTCTCTGTATTCCTCGCGAATACGGAGACGTCTGCGGCGCGTCAGGCGTTCATCCAACACGTCCCCGCCGACGAGTCTCCGGACGACCAATACTCCCTCGTCCATAACATCAACATCTCAGCGAAGGGAACGACGACCTTCACCGCTCCGATCATCCTCGAGCCGGGCGACGCGATCTACGCGAGGGCGTCGGTAGTGAACAAGGTCGTCGCGACGGTCTACATCGTGACCTTCGACGAGTTCCTTCGAGGTCGCTTCTGATGTATTACGCGGCGTGCTGCTGCGGCAACTCTGCGCCGATCTGCGGCTGCGGCGACTACAGATACGCGAGTGTTCAGTTCGCCATCGGCGAGAGAGACATCAACCCGATCGAACTCAGGAACCACCCGGACCAGTTCTGCTCCCGCAGCCGTAATGACTTCATCTCGGACGTGACGACGGTATACAGCGAGGCGAAGGTCTTCATGGTCTGCGGATACGGCGGCGGATTGCCGGGGACGTATCGATCGAACGATATGCCGAACCAGTTCCTCCGATACGATCCCGAAAGTCTGGTCGTCCTCTATTCGGAGGCGTACTCCCGATTCAGGGTTCAGACGAATCAGGCCATCCTAAATTGTTGCGACCCTCCCGGTCCGTACTGTCCAGAAGCCGATCCGCCATTCCATCCAGGACCAGGAACCCACACCTCGATCACGACGAAGACCGGGTCGCTTCTCCCGTTCGATCCTCTGGACATGCCACCCGGCACCGGCTTCTCGCCTTCGGCGACCACGTACGTCCAGCGTGGAGATCTTCTGAAGAGCGCAGTCCCGGTCGAGTTCCATGATCGCATCGACGACGCGACCTTCTACCGAAAGACGACCGCCGGGATCTCATTCCGAGCGATCCTTCGGCGGTACACCTTCGTCCGCGATGCGTTCTTCCCGGAACTTGACGGCGAGACGGTCGAGGACGTGATCGTCCCCGGTGGTGGGTTCGGCGGTGGGGGTTCATACATCAGATTCGCGACCCAGATCAGCGAGATCGGTCTCGAGTGTGATTCCCATTCGGTCGGGTCTCCCATCGTCACCTACAGTTCATCGAGCGAACTCCCCGCCGTGTCGATCAACTACAGCGAGACCGACCAGTCGGCGGGACCCTACACCTTCTCGATCCCATGCTGCGACGGCGAGACGACCTTCGGCCCGACCTACGGGACGACGGCCACGACGATCTCCCAGGAACTCGACGGCGGTATCTTCAACTTGGAATTCTTCAATGAGCCACCTCCCGAAGTCCCTTGAATCGTGCCAGTGGTTCGAGGACGGATGCCTCCTCGGTCACCACGGCGGCAACCCGACCGCGCAGAACTGCGCCGAATGTATGGACTACCGTGGTCCCTCGAGGGGCCTTGGCGACAAGGTCGCGAAGGCGATCTCGAGCCTCCGACTCGATACTCTGATGAGGAAGAAGCCGGAGACGGATGGCGGGTGCCGATGCGGGAAGCGTCGCGCCGCTCTGAATGAACGCTTCCCCAGTAAGGATGGACTCTGATGGCTGTCGCTCACGCTACGCTCTTCGGTCGGCTCGGTCGGATCTTCGATCACTTCGCGAGCGTCAAGGCTTTCAAGTCCACGCTCGACACGGAGATCGCCGACACGGTCACGAACTTCTCCGGGGCCGACCTCGACATGCTCGGCCTGCTTCTTCGGAATCACGAGGTCCGCAAGTCGGACGCGAACGGAGTCGCGGGGGACCTCCAGGCCGCAGCGGTGAAGACCTTGATCGACACCGTGGACGACAACTTCTCGATCACGAAGCGGACGACCTACGAGGCCGTTGCGGAACTCATTCGCCAGATGCTGATCGACTCGAAGACCGTGGACGGGAACACCGTCTCGGTCGCCTCGACGTCGGCTGGCGGCTCGAACGTCGGGAACGGGACGCTCGTCGTCTCCGAGATCGCTCCCGTCCTGGACCGAGCAAAGAACCGACCGGGGAACATCGCGGTCCAGACGATCAAGACGGAGACGATCACCGCGAGATGTACGGAGGACTCGACGGCGAAGACGACCGCAGAGGCGAACGAGAAGTTCCACGTCTACGGCCAGAGACAGGAGGACCGCTTCGACGAGGACTGGCCTCGAGGATCTGGAGCGAGCGTGATGGTCGCGGCGGCTTCGCCTCGAGTGAATGGTGGCCGAGGGCCTGGCAAGAACGTCGTCCACAACGGGGACTTCGAGGAGTTCACGTCGAACCTCCCGGACCACTGGACTCTCGCGAGCGGTACGGCCGGGACTCACGTCTTCGCCGCCGGGGCCGGAGCCACTCAGTCGAACGCCCTGAAGTTCGTCGGCGACGGATCGACGAACCCGAAGATCACCCAGACGCTCCGAACCACTGGCGGATCGCTCGGCCAGTTGAACACGGACAAGCCGTACACGATCTCGTTCCTGGTCAAGTACGCGACGGCCCGACCCGGCCAGACGCTCCGCGTCTCGGTGACCTCTGACGGCTCGACGGTCTACAACTCCGGAACAGTTAGTCGATCGATGCAGGCGGTGGTCCTCTCCTCTGCTCTGAACACCTCCTACACCCTCGTCACCTTGAAGTGCTTTACGCCCCTCGCCCTCGCGAAGAACTCGGTCGTAACGATCGACTTCGCCGGGAACATCGATAACAACTCCGAGGTCTTCATCGACGACCTCGTGATCGCTCAGATGTACGAAATGGGTCCGGGCCTCGGAGCGGTCCAGATCGTCCCCGGCGTGACGAGTTACCGCGCGGGGGACGAGTTCACGGCGGCGATCACCAACAACAACGAGGGCGCGATCCAGAACGAGTTCGATCGGTTCTTCGGGATGCAGGCCCTCGGCCTCGCTCTCCCCGGCAATGTCGCGGGCGGCGAGAACATCGCGGACACCCTGATCTCGTGACGGGGTCCCCGAGAATCTTCGACCCGTCGGCGGCTCGAGATCGTCGGCTGATGAAGATCCGCTCGAAGCCGTGGCACCGATCGATCGATCCCGGCGTTGAGAAGGGCGCGGGCATTCCGAAGGACGCGATCCGGATCGGCGACCTAATGCGGTACTTCATCGAACTGAAGGCCACGATCGACCTGGATGCCGAGGGAGGCCCGGAGACCGTCGCCAACATCGAGCGGATCGTCGAGGTCCTCGTGAGGACGCTGCCGCTCACGCCGGATCGAGCGGGCTCGCAAGCGACGATGGTCGCGTCACCCGGTGACGAACCGCCGCCGGTCCAAGGATCCGCGATAGGCGGAGGCCCGACCGGCTACTGAATGAAACGCCGCCGGGACCCGGAGGCCCCGACGGCGGGAAGGGAAGAAGTCGCGTCGCGGGGATCAGGGACGGACGGTGATCGCCACTCCCATCTCGGATCCCTTCCGGATGACGTCGTCCAGTGTACCTCGGTGGGGGTTCTCAGGTGAGACGCGGACGAAGGGGTCGGTCGCGGCCTTCCCCTCCCACTCGCAGATCCTCGACCATGCTTCGGCGGCCTGCTTTTCGAGGACGGTCTGGAGTCGCTGCTTCGCGTCGGTGAGGGTCATCGCCTTCAGGCGATCCACGATGAGGTCGTCGATGTTCATGGTCTTCTTCCTTTCGGGGAGGTGGTGGGAGCCCCGGCCCGATGCCGGGGCCTCCCGTGATTCGTTCAGCCGAAATGAGATCCGGCGGTGATCGTTTCCTCGACGCCTCCCGGCCTCTTCCAGAAGCCGGGGAAGGATCCCGAAGACGGATCCGGATCGAGGATGGTCACGCCGTCGAACCGGAACTCGACCGGCCATCCTCGGGTGGTCTCGGACCCGTTCGCACGACGCACCCGAGCGGTGACGTAGTCCATCCCGCAGTAGTCTCGTCGTTCCATCTCAAGGATCGTGAGGCTGTCGATTCCGTCGATCGGATCGGAGACCTCGATGGTCTGGCCGACCTTCAGATCGGCGGCGG